TCTTCAATTACTGCCTTTTGATTCATCTTTGACCCCATTCAACTCACCCACTTTAAACGGCTGGGTGGTAACCGTTGTTTTAATTGTCGCTTGTTTTTTACTGATTCGCAACAGGTTGCACAATCTGTCCCTGTAAAATTTCTTGCACTGCCTGGGCATTTGTCATCGCCATGTTCTGTGCGGTTTCATCAACCTTGCCCAAAGTCTCTAGCGTTTGAGCACGTTTGAGTTCTGCGCTTGCCACTGTTTCAACAGTATCAGCTCTAGCCTTGGCTGCTTTTGCCATTGCTTCCTCGGCTGCGGCTTGCAAATACATTGCGTTCGGGTCTTGAGGCTTACCTTGCATTTCTGCCATGAGTTCTTCTGCCTCTTGGTCTGTTGGCTGAACAACGCCCATCCGCAGTAACTTTTTGCGGAAATAAGCATTTGCATCTCCAACACCCTCGCCTTCCATGTTCATCATCGCCATTGCAGTCAGCACTTGGGCTGTCTCAGGGTCAGTGGTAATCTGAAGCATCCCTGTCAACGCCCTGACCGTAGCCGCGCGTTTACTGCTAGACGATGGGCCAACTTCAGCAACCACATCAAATGTGGCACTGGACAGGTCATTTGCCATTACCACAGCACCAGTTTCGGTGTCAATCGTGGGTTGCATCAATTCGACCATGCCAGCTTCACCAGTAGGCGCAATGGTTTTCATCTTGCGCTTGTCTTCGGTATAGATTTCCTTCGCCATGCCAAGCCATATCTCACCGCATCGCTTCATACCCTTGGCAAAGTTGCTCATGTAAATGAACGTCTGCATATCTACACGGGTTTGAATCATCTCTACCGCTTTGCCTGATACGCCTGAAACGATCTTGTCAGCCCCTTGCGGGTTGCCCAAAATGTCCTGCATATCTTGTTCAGTGATGGCAAGTAAAGCCGCCATCGCAGGCGGGATTTGTGCCGACTTTGTATAACCAACAGGTCCAGTGATTTGTGTGCCACCATCAGCACCAGTTACTGGATTAATTAGTAAATAAGGGTAATCCCGTAGGTTATCCTCTGCCCACATCAACTGATGCCCAGCAACTTGCTCTGGAGTCATGATGGGCTTTTCGATGCTGGACAGTGCTGAAATCTCGCCTAGCTTGGACAGTTGCATATTCTTTAGGCGTTGGGCATCTTTCGCCAATCTGACAGCACCCATGCAACGCTCGATGTTATCTACAAACCACCGCTTGCCGTAGACAACCACAATGGGGATATTTCGGCCTGCAATGTAGCCTGCATCTTCCAGCACTTTGCCGCCAGACATGATGTATTTGCGAACACGCATACGCTTGATGCGCTTTTGACGAACTTCCCTTGTGCCGACCGCCATCAGGGTATCTTCTAGCATTTCATCGTCTGCAAAATCTTGCTGGGTGTAGCGTTCCTCAGTGCCATCAATGGCTTCAAATATGCGGATTACCTCGGTTTTTTCTTCAACCTTGTAGTACTCAGCCACAAACACGACATCAGGCGTTGCCCAATCAAATTCGTATTGGTGAATGATCTTAGGCCAATCCGTTGGGTCATCGTTATAGATTTCTTTGTAGCTTTCACGGGTCATGCTGTTGACCACAAAAGCATATTTGGCATCTGACTTGTCTTGCCGCTTGGCGTTCAAGTCAAAGAACACGCTTGAGTCGGCATCAAAGATTGGCTCGAATCTGATGCGCTGGCGCTCGTTCTCTGGGTCTTCTTCGTCTTCGTAAACAGTACGCAAACGCCATGCACCAATACCACCACCAACAGCTTCCTCAAAAGCGTTATCGTAAGCCTCATCAGCCACCGATGCTTGTTCGTCAGCACGATAAAGACCATCGCAGACTTCTGCCAGCTTGTCGTTCTCAGTCCCGTCTTTGCTCACATAGTCAACGGTGATGCGGTTATTGCGGTATTCGTTAACGATGCGAATGACCGCCAACATGATTTTGTTGACCTCAAACTTGGGTTTGTTTTCGTATTGATCGTAGAGTGGGCCTTCCCACTGAGCACCACATAACGAGTAAAAACGTCTGTCTTGCAAGCATTGCAGACGTTCATCCCGCAGCGCAGTTTGTATATCGTTGAACTGCCGCAGTGCTTCAGCGTGTAAATTTGCAAGGCGTTGGTCGTTGGGTATTCGTGCCATATTTGTCCTTTTGGGGCGATTATCTACCAGCGTTTGACATTGGGCAATGGTGTAAATGTAGCCGATTTTGTGACCGCTGACCGCCTGATGCCCTCACACGCATAACGCAAAGCATCAATAACGTGATTCTTTTTGTCCTCAAGCATGGGCAATATTCTGCCAGTTAATGGGTCTGATTTATAACTGTATAGGCTTAATTCGTCAATAGTGTGAATACAACGAGGGTGTACAACGATATCGTAGTTCTTCAAAAACTCGATGCCCTCCTCCACTGATTTCGGTCCTTTAACTGCATTCATTATTTTCGGGAAACCATTGCGTTTCATGTGGCTGATTGTTTCAGGCCTGGCTGAATCTGCCACGATAGGCCATTTTTCTGCATCAGGCACTTGCATAAACAGCTCTGGCGTATTGACGATTTCACAACCCACCATGTAGGCCTCGTAATCAATGTAAAGGGTGCGACCAATAATGTGACAGCGCACTAAAACTGTCGGGTCAACTGAAAAGCCCCAGTCAGCACCAAGGCGGTGGATTGCATCTGGCGGTGCATCAAAGTCGTCAATTTTCCAGTTCCTGAATACTCTGCTGTTGCTGTTTTGCAGGTATTGACCCATCCAAACGTGCTGATATTTGTCAGGGTCACGCCTCTTGTCGTACTCCATTTCTTCCCGTAGAACATCGGGAAACCATGGATTTTCACCAAAATTGACTTTGATAACTGTTGCACTGGCTGGCGGTTCTGGTCCGCGCAGTAAAAAATCCACAGGGTCGGACTGCTGCCTTGGATTCCATGTAAACCACAATTCGCTGTTTGGTTTACGGATTGTTGGTCTCAGTAGATCAAGGCTGGTTTGACTCAGACTCTGAGCTTCCTCAACCCAAGCGCAATCGTACCCTTCTAGCGATTTAATACTGTCGGCTGTATGGTTCTGCATACCTTGGAAAATAATCGCACCATCGCCCTTTTTGGATTTGATGACCGAATCCTGAACTTCAAAGTAAGCCCCTGCGTTCATGGCCTCAATCTTGGTTTCAAGCAGGCGTTTTACGGATTGGTTCAGCGATTTCTGAATTTCACGAACACAAACACTTCGATGCTTTTGGTTCATTATGTGAGCCTCAATCATCATCTCAGCGAATAGATGTGACTTTCCTGAACCTCGGCCACCCCAAGCACCTTTGTAACGAGAGGGTTGCAACAAAGGCAAAGCCCATTCAGGGGTTTGAATTTGCAGGGTTTTACCCATGTTTGACAACGACACGCTCAATCTTTGCAAATTCCAATGGCTGACCATCAGCTCCTGTCAGTTCATGGCGTTGGGTTTCTTTCCAACCCATCTGGCATTTTGACCACCAAATTTGCGCTGTCGTATCACCAGCCATGGCTTTTTGGAAAATGCCTTTGCCAATCTGTGCATTTGCTTTAGCTTTGCCGTTAATAAGTTCAGGACTGAAGTATTTTCTCAGCGTATCAATGTCGATGCCATCACGCACCAATGCGGCTATTTGCTCAAAAGGCACACCATAACCAGACATTGCTTCGACCTGTTTGCGTTCTACATCGGTAGGCAAAAAGGGTTTTCTGCCAGCACCTTCTCGTGCCCCACCGTTCTGTTTTGGCTTATCTGCCTCTTTTTTAGGCAGTTGGGTGGAAATTTCAGTTGTTTTTTTCATAAGTAACCTCCGCGAAAGGTTGGTTTGCTGCGTTATTTAACTGTGCTTGTGATACGTGAAAGCACCCTTGGTTTGCGATGTTCTTCACTCAGTATCTTTGGCGCAGTATGCTTCCATGATACTTGATGATGTATCCGTTTGTCATTTGTGCCTACTTCAGAGATTTTTACACACGATGGTGCATACATTACTGAATAGAATGATTTGGTGTAAGTGCCAAGATCAAGATAAATTTCAGTCAATCCGCCAGAATTCTGCTGTGTAACGATTTGCTGTAAGCGCAACTGTGGTGTGGTCATGAACAAATTACCACGCCTACCCCATTCAACATACATATTCACATCTTCGTTAATTCGACCCATGAACTCGACAGGGCGATCTACACGAAACATAAACGAATTCATTACTTTACGATAAATTTCGTCTTTTCGCATCTTGCTGAGTAATACGCAACCTTCACCACCGATAAAGTCGCCCCCTTGTGCAAATGCCACCGAGTGAAATGGTGTTGTATCCAGAAACTCAATTAATGCCATCAGCACATCATCAAGTTTGCCAATCTTATTCTCAGATGTGATGTACTGCAATTCTTCATTGGTCGAGTAATCGAACCTTGTGTAATCGTCATCCAGTTGCCAAAAGTGTGTTAAACCAAGATTGGCTGCAATTTTGAAGCTGATATTTCTTGCATAGACCACGCTGTTGCGTTTTTTAAAGTTATCGCCGCTATCAGTAAGATCAATCGCTTCTTGTTTGTTGAAAACGATTACGGATTCTTTGCCGTAAACCTCTTTGTATTTATCGAGCTGTTTATCCTCGTCATCGCATATCAGGTAAATTTTGCCTGTAAAGCCTTGTTTACGTAAACTTTGGTAGGTGTAAACATTATTTGCCCGACCATGCGTCAGAATAAACACCGCAAAGGTCTTAGGCATCATGTTCTTCACCCTTTTCGCTGGCGTAAACATCACTGATGGCTTGCGAGAGTTTCACATATCCATTGGCAATTGCCTTATCAAAATCAATAATGACCAATGCGCTATCTTCCATCAGTTGCTGTAAGTCTGGGTCAGCATGAGCATAGAACTCTGCGATCTGTTCAAAGTCAAATCGTATATGTCTGGCTGCCGCTGCCAACAAAAAGTCTTTTACTTCTTGCTTGATTTCAGGGTCTTGGTAAATTTTTGCTGTAAGTTGTTCATATTTGACTTTATCGTACAGCTCATTCACAGCAGGACAGTCACTAGATGGGGCATAAACTGGAGCGTCTATTTTTTTTGTGTACTTACTATTGTCAATTTGCTCATCATCAGCATCAAAAAATGTTAATTCTGAAATTTCTTCTGGCGAAAATCCAGTGAGGTCGATGTCAAAACCCAAACCATCAATTTCTTCAAGTTCAAGGGATAACATTGCGTTGTCCCAACCAGCATTTTGTGCAAGTTTATTGTCAGCAATGATGTAAGCACGTTTTTTGGCATCTGACCAACCCTTCGCTACCATCACAGGAACTTCTGGCATTTTTAGCTTTTGAGCCGCTAGTGTTCGCCCATGACCCGCAATGATGCCGCCTTGTTCATCCACCAGAACTGGTGTTGTCCAACCCCACTCCTTAATACTTGCGGCAATTTGTGCCACTTGCTCGTCAGAATGTGTGCGTGAGTTTCGTGCGTACGGAATGAGTTTATCAATCGCCCATTTTTCGACTTTATCTGCTGGGTTCATATTTTCCTTAAAAAAATGGGAGCATCAGCCCCCAAAAAGCTGGCAACTGCATTTGTCAGCGTGTTCATTTTGCTATATCAGGTATAGGTATGTCAACAGGCCACTGACCAGTATCGACCAATAACTGAACTGTTTTGAAGTGCGCCACTTGCCACGCTTGCTGTCTTTCAATTTTTGTCCATTTCGCGCCAGCATCAATTTCGTAATGGCAAGTCATACAGAGTGCGGCAGTCAGATTGTCGTCAGCTTTTATGCTTCTACCCTTGCCGCCACCCCAGTTTGTGTGTGCTGCCTGGACAAAATGACCTGACCCACATAGTTGGCAATCAAGACTTGCCACCAGTTTTAACAGTTTTTTGCTTCTGACGTATGCGTGTTTTTGAAACAATTATGGTCTCCAAAGTTGTAAATCTGTGCTCATTTGCACATTCCAGCCTGCGTCTGCGTGTATTTCCTGTGCTTGTTCTGGTCTCTTTAACGATTGTCCATGTCCCACATTCAGGGCATTTCATTGGTGCGACCTATCTTGCATTCGGTTTGTTGCTTCCCGAGTGCGCCAAATTTCTATGTCCAATCTTGCCGCTTCCAGCTCCCATTTCAGAGTTTCTTCTTGCTCGATTGCTTGCGCCAGCCCTTTGAGTAATTGGTGATAAGCAGGGTCTGCATATGCTTCTCGCTCCTGTGCATTTGCCGCTTCGACACCAAGTTTTAGTGCGTCTTTCATCAACAGGGCTTTTTTGGACTTGCGGAATTCTTCAAGATATACCCTTTGTGCCTTTGCTTCACCGTAGGCTGGTGCTTTATCCCTGATTGCTTGGGCTGCTTGTTCTGGTTTCATTCGACTTCCCTCACTAAAATTTCGACCTTGCCAAACTCACCATAAACCTTGGTGCTGTGAATGGATGTGATCTGCGAGTCGTTCAAAAATACAATTTTGTCCATGCCATCAATTACGCACTTAATTACGTTATCTAAATCGGGGCGTTTTGTGTGTTTTTCAGAATCGCTTAAACAAGCCTCGGTGCGTTTTTTTGAGTATGAAGTTGGAACAGGAAAAGTGACATAAATGAACGCTTCTAGTGCCCCTTCAAAGGGTTTTGAGCCACCCATTGCAGCTAAAGCCATCATTCCAACTTCAAATTCATAGGCTTTTGTCTTTTCAGGGGTGTATGCAACGGGAAACTTTCCCCTAGTAGAAAACCTAGGTCTGCCCTTTGGTACAGGTTCGCCATATACCGCAAAGTTAATTTGCATCATTTTGTTGCCTCATGTTCGTAATCAAGGTATCTAGACCATCCTGCCCACGCCTCTTTTTCATGTCCATCTTGACGCTTTCCCACCATGCTTGGGCTTCCTGCTTCCCCAGCTCTAATCGTTTCTTGCGATAGCGTTTTATCCATTCTCGGGCTTCGGTATGACTCAAGGTCTCCAGCATCTCGCAATGCTCGATTGATGTCAGCAAGGCTAAATTCTTGGCCTTCCCGTCTTTTGTCCAGTAAGGATTTGAAGTCATACATCAGAAAACCTCATCATCTTGCCAATGCTGTACTGGTGGCTGCGTGAATGCAGCAATCGAAATATCACGCTTAGTAGCAGGTTTTTTATCTGACCATTGATGCGCTGAGCACATCGGGCGCTGGCCTTCCATGTGAACTGCCCAACGTTTGCCACAACCAGGAACGCTACATAAACTGTGATTTGTTTCGTCAATCTGATTGTTTTGATGCTTGAAATTAGTTAGTGCCATGGTATTTACCCTCTACGATTTTTGCAAAATTACTTGGTTTGAGAATCCACTCAAGGTCGGCAGTAAATGCCCGACCATCTTTGCTGTTGACTTTGCCAGTTAAGAATTTTGAATGCCCAATGTGCTTAAAAAAGTCTTCCCACCAATTCAGCACATCATCAGTCTGAATTGTTTTACCCTGTGATAGTTCGATTGCTACCTCTCGCCATCTTTGCCGCAAGTAACCATGTCTGGTTGTATTCCAGACTTCTACTTTTCTCAGTGTTGGCAAGTGCTGGTGATAAAGACTGATAACTGCCTTATGTTCACAATCAGGTAACTTTTCCTCAGGTTCACCTTCAGGTGAACATATATTGGTATTAAGTTCGTTATTGGTTATTAGTTCTTGGTTTATAGTTGCCTTAGCGTTGGGTTCCGAGTCGGTAGCCACTGGGTTACCCACTGGGTTCTTTTTTCTGCCACCAAGTTTGCCATTCACCCTGTTCTTTTCTGCCATTGCATGATATTGACCAATGACCTCATGACAACGAGCATGAAACCAACCATCCTCGTGTTTTTCAAACATATCAGTTAAAACATCCTCAATCACTTTGGTATCCAAACGCAAGCGTCTGGCAACCCACTGGGTATCTATTGGGATTTTTTTTTCTGTGTCGTAGTACATATCAAGGAGCCTTCTGTAAGCAAGGTCTTCCTCATTCGATAGGTGTGCAGTTGCACCTCGGTAGTCACCGATATTGAATGTGTAGTAATGCATTAAGTTTTACCTTTTTCAAGCACCTTTGTGAAGAAACCTCGGCAGGGGAAGGTGTAACCCTTTTCGATCTGCTCATGACTTCAGACCTAGCCGTGTTTCAAAAAATTATAGACGATCAAACCATTCTGGCCTTATGACCATGAGCTGATACAACCTACCTTTAGGTAGATGCTTCCACTGATTAACAGCACCTCGAGTCACACCAAGCAACCTTGCAAGGGCAGCTTGTGAACCAGCTTTGAAAATCGCATCTTCTTTTGACATCAGTGCATTTTACTATACAAAGTAGAACTCCATATTAGGGAAAGTCCTAATAAAAGTTTTACATTAATTATTGACTCATGTTTAGAACCCTATACAATGTGACCATGCCCTAACAAATTCGTATAAGGGTCTATTTAGGAGAAATCAAATGGCTACATCATGGACAAAAAATCAATTAGTAATTCACTTCAATGACTATGACAACTCATGGTCAGTCAAAACCATTCCATTGACATTAAATCAAGCAATTAAATTTGTTATCTATGTCACACATGGTCATGTGTTTCACAAGGACTACAAGATTGTGAGTCTTACCGAATGGCAAGCAATGCAAAAAGAAACCACAAACGCTTAATCAACCCACGGGGTTTCGGCCCCATTTTTAAGGAAAAATCATGGCACATTTAATCGAAAACAACACACAGACAGGCAAGGCAGAAATTGCATACGCCAACAGCACACCTTGGCATGGTCTTGGTCAACAGCTTACCCAAGATGCACCTATTGATATCTGGCGCAAAGAGGCTGGACTTGACTGGGAGGCACAAGTCTCTCCCGTCATGTTTTGGCCTGAAGGTCTTGCTGCACCACAACAGGTGGAAAACAAGAATGTAATTTTCCGCAATGACACCAAGACCCCACTCGGTGTAGTTTCAGACCGATACAAAGTTCACCAACCAGCAGATGTTTTGGACTTCTTTAACACCCTTGTGCAATCGGCTGGTTTTACTCTTGAAGTTGCAGGGGCAATCAAAGGCGGCAAGCGTATCTGGGCATTGGCAAATGTGAACAAAGAATCGGTTGTTCTGAATGATGATGCTGTGAAAGGTTATTTGCTTCTCAGCACTTCTTTTGATGGTTCGGCTGCAACGATTGGTCAATTCACAAGCATTCGAGTTGTGTGCAATAACACCCTCTCTGCGGCTGATACTGAAGATGCACCAAGTCGGGTGATGTTGACCCATGGCACAGACTTTGATGCAAGCCTGATGCGTGACCGCCTGGGCATCATTGTTGGCGGCTTCGATGGAATGATGGACAAATACAGATCACTTGCCAGAATGGGTGTTTCAACTGGATACGCAAAGGGTTTTGTTAGTGAATTATTCCCTGCGATCTTTGACCCACAGACTGAAAAGCTCAAAGAGTCGAGGGGTTACAAAAGGGTTCTTGAACTCTTTGATGGTGCTGGAATCGGGGCACAAGAAAGTGGCGTATACGGCACACGATGGGGTTTGCTAAATGCGGTGACTCAATACATTGACCATGAACGTGGACACAATGTAGATACAAGAATGAACAATGCTTGGTTTGGCAATGGCAACCGACTGAAATCAGAAGCAGAATCACTTTTATTGGCTTGATACAGATGGGGCTTCGGCCTCATCGTATTAGGGAAAGTCCTAATAAAAACTGATAAAAAACTCTTGATAACTGTTAAGAACCCTATACAATGCACAC